CCCGCCGATCTCCGTCAGGTGGAATTAAAAACTTTAACGGAAAAACAACGTGAAGTAGCAGGGGCAAGAATGGCGTTAGTTGCTCAAGTGGCACAGCTTGAACAAGCCCAACCTCGTTACAAGGCGATTAAGTTTTTTTGTGAACAAATCAAGCGTGGTGGCATTTCTGCTGATTTGATGAGATTGGTGGAAACCGCCAATAACAAGAAAGGGAAAAATCGCACTTTATCTGACCGCACTTTGAATCAATGGGTGTTGGATTATGAAAAGGCAGATACCCCTGAAGAACGATTAAAAGCCCTCGCACCAATGCAACGAGTGGCGAAAAAGGCTGAAGAAATTGTGTGGTTGCCTGACTTTTTGGCGATATATCGCCAAACCAATGGCATCAATGTGGCAGAAGCCTATCACTATTTTTCGGCTGAATGGGATGCACGTTTTGCAGACGAGCCGTTACGTTTAGAAATGAAACCGAGTATTGACCAAGTTCGCGCTGCATTAGCGAAATTGCCGAAACACATTAAGGAAATTGGTCGTAAGACGGGTTCTGAACTCCGCGCCCTTAACACTTATGTGAAACGCGATTGGAGCGTGTTGCAGGTGAATGATGTGTGGGTGGGTGATGGCCATGCGATGAAATTGAAAGTCGCCCATCCTGAACACGGTCGCCCTTTTATTCCTGAAGTAACGTTGATTATGGATGCCGCGAGCCGTTTTATTGTGGGTTGGTCGGCAAGTTTGGCGGAAAACGTTCTCGCAGTGGCAGATGCTTTGCGTTATGGCGTGGAACGCTACGGCATACCCGCAATTTATTACTCCGATAATGGCGGTGGTGAGAAAAACTGGATGCTTGATGGGGATATTACGGGGATGTTGCCACGTTTAGGGATTAATCACCAAACAGGGATTCCAGGCAATCCACAAGGCCGTGGGATTATTGAGCGGGTACACCAAACGATTTTATACAAAATCGCTCGCCAGTTTGAAACTTATCACGGCACAGGGGCAGACCGTGACACTATTCGACAAGTGAGCACAGCCGTGATTTCACTGGATAAAGCAAAACGTAAAGGTGCGACACAGCTAACGCCAAAACAACAATGGGCTGTGGGTAAATTGCCAAGCTGGAATCAGTTTTTACAAGCCTGCCAAGAAGGCATTGATGAATACAACAATAAACACGAGCACAGAGAACTAGGGGGGATGACACCTGCACAAAAACGCCGTCAATTGATGGAAAAAATGAACCCTGATGATGTGGTCTTTATTACACCAGTGGAAGCAAGGGATTTATTCCGCCCAAGTACATTACGTGTGGCACAACGTGGTTGGTTACAACTTTTCAATAATTATTACTTTAGCGCGAAATTGCTCGATGTTGATGGGCAAAAGGTGCAAGTGATGTTTGATATTCACGATCCAAGCCAAGTGATTGTGAGAAAGCAAGACGGCACTTTTGTGTGTTATGCCGAATTAGATGGCAATAAACGTGATGCCTTCCCAATGCCGTTTGTTGAGAAAACACGCCAAGAGCGTAGTGATAGACGCTTGAAGAATGTATTGGAAAAAGCAGATGAAATTCAGGCGGAGCGCAATCCAGTTGTTACGATTGAGCATCAGCAAGGTTTTGAATTGTTACGCACAAAACCGAAAGCCAAACAGGAAGCTACCCCAATTTTCTTAACCAAAGCGGACAAAGAAGCGTGGGAACAAAGAAAAAAGTTAGTGAATGAGTAAGGAGAGCAGCAATGAAAGCACAAGAATTAAAAGCGTTTATGGATGCGCACAAGATGAGCCAAAAACAAGTGGCAACTTTGTTTGATGTGTCCATTACAACAGTGAGCCAATATTTAAACAGTAAATATCCAACCGATACCAAGTGGCTCGATGAAAAAGTGGATGAGTTGTTAGCACGCCATAAGGCGAAAGTGGTTGAAGCGAAATACAACAATGCATTTGTCCCCACTCAAACAGCAAAGCGCGGTATGGAAATTATGCACTTTGCCCACGCTGATGGCGAAATTAATGTGATTTATGGCGCGGCAGGCTTAGGCAAAACACAAATGCTAAAACAATATGCGAAAGAACATAGTTCAGCCATTTTGATTGAGGTTGATCCAAGTTGCACACCGAAAGTGTTACTACGCAAGATTGCAGAAAATGTTGGTTCAACCAGTCGAGGGGTAAATAACGATGTACTTTCAGGAATTGTGGAAAAAGTAAATGGTGCGGAACGTTTGTTAATGATTGATGAAGCCGAATTACTTTCTACCCGCTCTTTGGATTTTATCCGACGCATTCACGATTTAACGAATTGTGGCGTGATTTTAGCGGGTATGCCTCGCTTGTTGGTGAATTTAAAAGGGAAAAATAATGAACTGGCACAGCTTTATAGTCGAGTGGGATTTGCTTGTGACCTTGGTAATGCCCTACCTGATGACGATTTAGCCATGTTAGCGGAAAGTGCACTTAATACAAGTGAATTTAATGCCCCTTTATTGAAGGCCTGTAAAGGCAACGCACGCCGATTGAGTAAGTTAATGCGAGGTGTTGTGCGTTCGGCAGAGATTAACGAAACCGAAATTAGCGCAGAGATGATCGAACAATACAGCAAAATGTTAATTAGTTAAGGAGATGACCATGTTACAAGCAAGAAAAAATAAACAATTAAACAAAAACAATGCCGTGATGTTGGCTTATTTAGAACAAGTGGAAAAAGCCGTGAGACGCTTAAATGAAATGGGGCTTACGGTAATTAATGTGCACTTTGAGAAGATAAGACCAACGGTGCGTGTGATGAATAATGCGGTAACAGAACAGTTAGAGAAAGACCAATGGGCTTATGTGTATCACGTGGGGCGTGATGTGGCTCGATACCAAGAAGCGCAATTTACAGTGGAAGGTATCCGTGTGGTTTGGCGGAAATATTTGAAATAGGAGGAGGAATGGCAACGCGTCGGCAAATTTATGCAGTCTATCGTGGCGAAGAGAATTTGGGTGACGGGACTGCGGAAGAATTAGCAAAGAAACTCAATGTGAGCGAAAAAACGATTTACAGCTCGGCAACAGTCGCCCGATGTAAACGTGATAAAGGTAAGCGACTTGTGGTGATTAAGTTAGATAAAGAGGAACTCTAAATGAAGGTGATGATTGAGGGGAAAGAATACTGGCGTGATGCAAGAGGAAATTTAACGCCAGCTGAATTGGTGAAAGACATCGACAAAGCACGTGATGTGCTTGTGCGTGAATGGGTGGAAAAAGGCGTGTCCTTAAATAAGGAGATGCGCAATTTTAAAGATGGCATTTTCGGCGATATTCAGGCGTTTATTGAACTTTCGGCTGAAAAATACAATGCAAAAGTGGGCGGTAGTAAAGGCAATATCACGCTTTATAGCTACGACGGTAAATACAAAATCCAACGTGCGATTAACGACCATTTGCAATTTGATGAACGTATTCAGGCGGCAAAAGTGTTGATTGATGAGTGCTTGAATGAATGGAGCGAAGGCTCTCGCCCTGAACTAAAAGCGTTAATTGAACGTGCGTTTAATGTGGACAAGGAAGGTAATTTAAATACTTCTCGCATTTTAGGATTGCGTCGAGTTGATATTCAAGATCCACGTTGGCAAAACGCGATGCAGGCGATTAGTGAAAGCGTGCAAGTGGTGAGTAGTAAGGCTTATGTGCGACTTTATGAGCGTGTGGGCGAAAGCGATCAGTATGTGCCGATTGCGTTAGATATTGCAGGGGTTTAAAGCTTATTTAAATGCCCTTTAAATCTCCCCTAGCCCCTCTTTACAAAAGAGGGGGATGAGATGAGGGGCATTCATAATAGGTTTTAACAACAAAGGAGCAACAATGAAAAAACTGGAAAATTATCGAGATTTTAGCCAACACGCCGCTGAAATGGAACGTGCTGGCGCATGGAAACAAGCAGAAAGTGCTTGGGAAAAAGCGGCAACGGTGGCTCGCCGTCGAGAAAATCAGCGTTATCCAGCGAGAAGACCGGAGGTTAATCATGGCTAAGTTTGTGGCGCGCTTTTATTGTTTAGTTGAAGCCGTTGTGGAAGCTGAAAGCAATGAGCAAGTGTTGGAATTGTGTGATTTGAATGTGTGTGATGTGAATAAACTACCACATACGATTACGGAAATTGATGATGTGGTTGAGGTGGAGGAAGTATGAGTGAAAAGAAAGCGCAAGTCACCGAGCAACTGGCACAGATTATGGAACAAATCGAAGCAGCAAAAGAACAGTGGCTGGTTGATGATTCAAAAGGGGCTTTGTTGCTATTACAAGCAGCAAGCAGAGAGATGAAAAGTGTGGCGTGGCAAATGGCGCCAGTGTTGGGGTGAGTATGAAAGTGCTAGATGAACATATCCTTGAGTATATTTGGGATGAAACATTAGACCGTATTGCGCAAGGAACCTTAGTGACTTATATCGGTGGTAGCGTTGGTACATATAGCGATGATTATGCAGAGAAAAGAGCAGAAGACTTTGCAATATTGAGTGTAAGCCAACTTATTGCAGGCTCCGGATTAAGCGAAAGTCAATTTAGACGGCGGGTTAAAAATCTTATGGCACAAGGTGTTTTGTTGCAACGCATTGGGCCAAATAGCTTTGTGATTAACTCAGAGGTGATTAAAGACGCAGCGGTACACGCCGCACGATGTTGGCGCGCAATCGGTGTGCCATATGGTATGGACGATAGCGGTAAAGCCTTTAAAACCTTACCTATTAACGCTCTGCCGAGAAGCATTTTTGAGTTAAAGACCAATTGTTATCGGATTTTGAGAAGCCAATATCCCACTTATTAAAGGAGCAAATATGAGACCTGAATTTAGATATTTTAAATGCGCATTAAGCGTTGAGCCTATTAAATCATTAGATGAGCAATGGCGAAAAGATAGAGAGCTCAGAGATAAAAAACTTGATGCTATTTTTGACACTATCCCATTTTATGAATGTTGGAGAGGAAGTGAACGTAATATATTTGGAATTGTTTGTAGTTTAGATAGCGATGAATTTGCCAAAATCAAAGAGGATAAGACCTATAAATTTGAAATAGTTGAAAATGAGAAAGTTGTCATCACTGGCAATGGCAGAACAAAAGCCGGTAAGGCATTTAACGATAAAATCCAAAGCGTTAGAGATATTTTAAATCAATACCCAAGCTTTAATGATTTTATGCTACGAAAATTAAAACTTAATTGCTGGGTGCTTGGCGCGCGCACTAGTTATATATCTGTATGCGGTGTTGCAAGTGACTACTTTATCGTTTCAATACCAGTTAAATCAGATGGCTTTGGTGGGGATGGCTTCCCGGCAATTCCGGAATGTTTAACAGAAATAAAACAAAGTGAATTTTTAATGTTACAGGGGAAATAGATAATGAGTGAACAAATTTACGAATTTAAGAATGTGACCGATATTTTAGTGCTTGATGATAAACAGTTTGAACGATTCTTAGCAGATTTCAAAGAATGGTTCCATTTTCAAAAACAAGCGAGAGCCGAAGCCGAAAAGCTTAGAGAACTTGGATTGAATATTACTCTAGCAGATGTGATTCGTTGGAAAGATGATGACATGATTGGAGTGGGGGAAATTACGATTGATGTGCAAAAGGCACGAGATTATTAAAACCCATTTACAGCCCATTAAATCTCCCCTAGCCCTCTTTACAAAAGAGGGGAATAAGTTAGATGAAGTGGGCTGAGTAATGTGTTTTCAATTAATAAGGAGGAAAAATGCAGACAAAAATCATTCAATGGTTGGCAGATGATGAAGATGTCGGATTAAGCAGTAAATGTATGGCATTTGTGATTGGTTTTGATGTGGTGCCAAGACGTAAGAGCTATCCACTTGATACGAGCGATTTATCTCGTTGCGTAAAGTTATTAGAACGTGCGCCAGAAATGCGAAATTATCTTCACAAAATGAAAGCAATTTCTCCCATTTGGGCAAAATTAGTGGAACATTGGGACGAGTTAGAACGTTTATTTAACGAAGAAAAAGGCTCTGGCAGATGCCCTAAAACATATCAATTAATGAAAAAACTTACTGAAGACGATCAGAATGTTGTATTTCGTCACGGTGGATTTTCAATTCGAATGGGGGAATAAATTATGGATATCGAATACGAATGGTTACTTATTGATGATCTCGATGACGAAGAACCAGAAAAAGAAGAAGTAGAGAAAATCATTAAAGATAGCGAGTGGTTAGAATTTGACCGAAAAAAAACGACCATTTTATTTAGAGTCAAGTGTCGCCGAAGAATTATTTATGCGTAATTATAGCAAATGGGAGTGTTATGAAGAGGATGAATATGTTTTTCTCGCTATCAGAGAACAAGGGAGTGAACGGTACTCAATTTTCCGTGTGAGTCCATGGTATCGATTGGTGCCGGACGTTGATGAAATTTATTTTGATGACTAAAACCCATTTACAGCCCATTCAAATCTCCCCTAGCCCCTCTTTACAAAAGAGGGGAATTAAGTGAGATGAAGTGGGCTGAGTAATGTGTTTTAAATTAAGTTTGAGGGAACAATAATGAAACTATGCCGTTGCCCTATTTGCCACAGTGATATTCATTTGGATGCGCTGTTGGAAGATGATGCTGGGCGTGAGATGTTGGGGTTAATCTCCAATTTGGGTGGTCGTAATGCGCGTGCGTTGGTGAGTTATATTGGTCTGTTTCGCCCTGAAAGATCGGCGTTATCTAATGGGCGGGCATTGAGATTAATGAAAGATGTGTTGGAGATGTATCAACCCAGTCCGCTACTCGCCCATGCGTTGAATGAAACGGTGCAAGCGGTGATGAAAAACCGTCGGGAAACCCGCAATATTCAGGCGTTATCGAATCATAACTATTTGAAGAAAGTGTATGAAGGGGCGAAACCGTTGTTTGCGGTAGTGCGTAATGAAGGTAAAGCTGAAATGCAAAGCGTTGCGGCGCAAGAAGAGGATAAACGTATGGAAGCTATTCAATATATTGAACGTTATGCCTCTGTTGGGCAGTTGCAATTTGTGGAAAATATGCCTGAGTTTACGGTTTGGAAAGCCTGGAAAGCGGAACAGGAGAAAGGCTATGTTGCGTAAAAATTTAATCACTAGAATCCATATTGGGAAAAGCCAATTAGGCCTTGATGATGAAACCTATCGTCAATTATTGGTAAGTACAACGGGGAAAACAAGTTGTACTGAAATGACGGAAAGTGAATTGCAACAGGTGTTAAATGTTATGGTGCAAAAGGGTTTTAAATCCAGTTCAAGTTTTTGGGGAAATCGTGCGGCACCACGTGAAGATAAGAAAATTTATTTGGCAAAAATTACCGCACTTTTAGCAAAACATGGTTTACCTAAAGAATATGCCGATGGTATTGCGAAACGTTCGTTTAAAGTGGATTTTGTGCATTGGTTGCAGCCGTGGCAGTTGAAAAAGGTGGTGCAGATGTTGGCGGTGTATGATCGCAATCAACAAAAATCGTAAAACTTTTTGCATAATGTTGGGTAAAAAACCTTGATTTCTGATTAAAAAAAGGTTAATTTTGCGATCAGGGTATCAAAAGCCCAGCAATACGGTCGGCACAACCGTGATTTCGTGCTATTTTTTTACCTGCAATTTGAGTATCGGAATGCCTTGAGCGTCAGAATACCAGTGCGGTAGAAAAATAAAAAATATTAATCAATGACCGACAGTGCGAGGAATACAATACCGCAAGGGAATAACTCCGCTGTTTATTGCACAGTTTTGAGCTGTCGGTCGCCCTACTCAAAATAGGGTCTCTATTCAGAGGTATGCAATTATGACAAATTTCCAAATTCAAACCTTCACTGGTTCAATTCAAAATCAATCTGTTCAATTAGTCAATGCTCGTGATCTTCATAAATTATTAGGAAACGGCAAACAATTTTCTGACTGGATTCAACACCGCATTAGCAAGTACGGATTTGCTGAAAACCTTGATTTTACCGTGCTTCACCAATTAGTGAACGTCGATAGAGGTTTCTTTGGTATTAGACAAGAAACACTCAAGGAATACCACATCACCCTTGATATGGCAAAAGAGCTGTGTATGCTGGAACGATCTGAAATTGGTCGCCAAGCTCGTCGCCATTTTATCAAAATGGAACAGCACGCTATTGCTTTAGCTACTGAAATGCAAGCGCAAATGCTCGCCATTCCTACATTTTTACGCAACAATCCAGATGAATTGGCACGTTTAATTACCACTGCGCAAACTGCCTTTTTAACGGCAAACCCACAAGCGAAAGACTTTTTACGCTATCGTGAAATGGGCTTAAGTTATCGTGAAATTGGTACGCTATTAGGCAAAACCAAAGATAGCGTGAAATGGATGGCATTTAAAATGCGGAATTTGGGCTTTTTTTCCTCCACATTACCAAAAACAGCTGTGGTGCAGTTGGATTTGTTGGCGTAAGGGGGCGAAGATGAGTATCGGATATGAATTAGAACATCAATTTGATGAAATTCAAAGTAGCCTTGGTGGCTTGCACTGTTTGCGCCAGTTCTTGGAAATCACGGACAACACGGCGGATACCTTAAGTTATAGCCAACTTGCGGGGATGATTGCGGTGTTTACCGCAGCATTGGATTGCCAAGTTAGCACGGTGCGACAGTTAGTGAAAGAATTGCCTATTAAGGCATAAAGATAATCCCACTTCGGTGGGATTTTTTTTATCTTTTTTTTCAAAAATACCGCCTTTTTAAAATTTCCGTGCGACAATCCTCCTAAATGGTCACATAGGGGAAATGTTATGCAGTCAAAGTTAGAGAGCGTTGCCAACTATCTGCCTGAAATCGTACTGGAAATGGTGGAGTTAATTGGGTTTGTTGACGTAGAAAAAATTATTAATCAGTTCGGAGGGGCAACGTTTCGTTTTACCGACGGAGCAGTGTATTTTCCGCGACTAAAAGCACTCATCGGACAGGAAAGTGCGGTCAAATTGCGTCATTATTTTCAGGCGGAGGAAGTCTATATTCCGCGTTGTGAAGTCGCTCTGCGGTTGTTACGCAACGAACGCCTAAAAGCAGATTTTGACTACATCACGCAAACCGAAAAGAAAAGTGGCCGCACGGCAATGCTTGAGCTTTGTCCTAAATACAAACTCTGTGATCGTCAAGCCTGGGAAATTATACGCTCTCATCAAGTCCAGCAATATCAACAAGCCGCGTTATTTTAGAACAAGTGGGCGTGTGGAAGTTTCTCCCCCATTAATTAACCTTCTTTTAATTCAGAATACCCTCAATCATATCAACGATTGAGGGTATTTTTTTATGTCTTTATCTTTTCAGCAAATTTTTGACCGACTTATCGGACATGAGGGCGGTTACGTCAATGACTCACGTGACCCCGGAGGCGAAACCAACTGGGGTGTCACTAAGCGTACCGCGCAAGCTAATGGCTATACCGGCAACATGAAAACCATGACACGCCAACAAGCCTATGAAATTTACCATCGTGCATTTTGGTTGCGCTACAACTGTGAGCAAATGCCGGATGCCGTTGCCTATCAATTTTTTGATGCGGCGGTGAATCACGGTTTCGGCAATGCGAGCCGTATGTTACAGCGCGCAGTTGGTGTGTTAGATGACGGCATTATCGGTAAATACTCTCTTGAGGCCATCAATAGCAATCCAATCTCTGACACGTTGATGGTGTTAAACGGCGAACGCCTTAATTTTTACACCCGATTAAAGAACTTTGACCGTTTTGGCAAAGGCTGGGTGAATCGTGTAGCACAAAACTTGAGATATGGAGCACAAGACAATGAAGTTTAAGTTTTCAGACATTTTAGGATGGGTTTTTGATTGGTTCTGCTTGAGAGCAAAACAAACCAAATGCCGACCGCACTTTTACAGTAAAAATGCGTGGAGTTATGTCGGCAATGGCCAGATGACACCGGCATTCAAATTAATGTTGATACTTTGCTCATGAAAAAGTTTTTTGAATTATTCACAAATGACAACGGACGCGCCAGCACCACAGGCTTTATTCAGTTTTTTGGCTTTTTAGTGCTTGCCGGTGTGCTCGTGTATTCGGTCTATCTCGGTCGTGATAATGCGACCGATCTCTATTTGTATTTTGCGTTTTTCTGCGGCGGGTCGGCAGCGACAAAAGGCGCAGTGATGGCATATCAGTCCAAACACAAACGCAATAACAATCAAAACTATCAACCACGGCAACGTCAAGATGACGATGACAGGTATCAAAGACCGGGCTTATGAGGTTAAAAAATGAATC